TAACGCCAGCGATGAGAATGGAATTGATACTATTAGAGATAAAGTAAAAGGATTCGCTTCAACAGCATCCTTTCAACCTATTAAAGTAGTAATATTAGATGAGGCAGATTTCTTAACTCAACCAGCTCAAGCAGCATTACGTAATCTAATTGAAGAATATTCAGCGTATACTCGCTTTATATTAACTTGTAATTATGTTGAGCGTTTAATTGAGCCACTTCAATCACGTTGTGAGATCCATATTTTAAAACCACCAACTAAAGGTGCTGTTGCAAAACATATTTGCACTAACATTTTAGATGTTGAAGGTGTTACTTATGATGTTCAAGATGTAGTTAAAGTAATTAATGAATTTTATCCTGATATTCGTTCTGTAATTAAAGTATTACAATCAAATGTTAGAGACAGTAAATTAACTGTCACTACATTAGATGATAATTGGACTAAACAATTAATTCAAATACTGATTAAACGCGATAAAAATGCTTGGTATCAAATTCGCCAACTAGTAGCTGACTCGCAAGTAGATGATTTTCAAACCGCTTATCGCTATATGTTTGATCATATGACTGAATTTAGCTATGGAAACGATGCTCAATTATCGGTTATATTAGATGACTTTATTTGGCGTGCAGGTGTAGTACCGGATAAAGAAATAAATTTTTCGGCTGCTATAAGTAAAATACTTGAGACTACTAAGAAACAAGTATTATAGTCCCCGACGGGGAATATATTCTTTATATATTTATTGATATGATAGGAATATATAAAATAACAAACCCAAACGGTAAAATTTATGTTGGTCAATCTGTAGATATTGAAAGAAGATGGTATCACTATAGTAAGAAAGATACTAGAGGACAACCATTACTGAATAGATCAATTATCAAATATGGTTCTGAAAATCATAAATTTGAAATTATTGAAGAATGTAGTATTGAGCAACTAAATGAACGTGAAATATATTGGACACACCAACATAATGCTATTCACCCCTATGGATTAGTATTAAGAATAGGAGGTAGAAGTGGACATTTAAGTGAAGAAATGAAACGTAAAATTGGGGAAGGTAATAAAGGAAAAACAGTGTCCGATGATGTTAAACAAAAAATAAGTTTATCTAAAATGGGAAATGAATATAGATTAAATGCAATTCATACTGAAAAAACAAAACAAAAAATGAGTAAATCTCACATTGGAAAAAAAGATTCTGAAGAAACGAAACAAAAGAAAAGCCAATCTGCTAAAGGTAGAGTAAAAACAGCAGAATGGAGACAGAACATAAGCGATTCCCACCCAACAAAGAAACCAGTAGAGCAATATAATTTAGAAGGGGCAAAGATAAATGAGTATATTTCAATAAACGAAGCTGCAAGACAAACAGGTGTTAGAGTGGGGGATATAAGTGCTTGCTGTAATAATAAACAAAAAACAGCATTTGGATTTACTTGGAAATTTAAAATAGTATAAACAAAACAAATAACCTATGTATTTAGATACTATTAAACCAATACTTAAAGAAATAAAAGTATTATCCAACCAATATAAATTAGAAGGACATACAGACTATCATAATAAAGCAAGAGAGGAAATAAATAAAAAGTATGGTAAAGGATGGAGAGAACAGTTTAGAGGAGTAAAAGGTAAAGTTGGAAAAATGAACTATTATTAAAAACTAAAAAAAAAATAACCTATGAAAGTAAAAGAATTAATTGAAGCACTACAAAAAGTAGATAATCAAGATGCAGAAGTATTCTATGGTAAAGAAAGCGAAGGAAGTATGCACATCTGTCATTATAATTTAGAACTTTATGATACTGAAGGCAAATATGCTCACCCTGAATGGAATGCAGATTTTACTCCTAAAGAAAGAGTTGCTGACTATCCATATAATGAACCATCTAGATTGTCAATTTGGTTAGGATACCTATAAATTATAAATTATGAGAACAGCAATGCAATTAATGGTTTGGTATTTGGAAAATGAAGGTCTTGAAGAAAGTGGAGCATATTATAAAGCTAAAATGCTACTTGAAAAAGAAAAAGAGGATTTAATGATGGCATTTAATGATGGAAAAGTAAATGCTGTATTAAATAAAATAAATTCAACAGAATATTATAATAAAAACTATAATCAAACCAAATAACCTATGAAAACAGCCTTACAAGAATTGATTGAAAAAGTAGAACACGCTATATCATATAATGTAGAAGGTGGCTTAGTAGAAAAATATACTTGGACAGAACTCTTTAATGATATGGAATTAGCACTTGAAAAAGAAAAAAAGCAGATAATAGAATTACCAAGTGATGAGGAGATTGGTAAGTATATTGAAAAAACATTTTATGGCGTTAAAAAGCATTACTTTAAGGCTGGAGTTGAATTTATGAAAGAACTAATACTTAACCAAAACAAATAAAAAACAAATATTATAATGCAACAACAACAAGCACCACAAATTGATATAACAGCTACAACTGAAGTATTATGTGAATGTGGTAATCCATCATTTAAAGAAGTAATGTATATTCGTAAAGAATCTAGACTAATGTCAGGTTTACCTGAAGATAGAATGGTTCCTATTCAGCTTATTGCTTGCGATAAATGTGGAGAATTACTTGAAGCTTTTATTCCAGCACCCCTAAAACAATTTTATGGTAAAGAAGCTATTCAATCTTTTTAATAAACGTAAACGTGAAATAGAACGTTTAAATGGTGTTGTAAAAGAACTAACAGAAAATAATAGACAACTTGAAAGAGTAGTTCGTATGGTAACAGCTGAAAAAGACCTATCAGAACGAGCTTTAACAGTAGCTAATAAAAGTGTACTTGATTTAACACATGAGATTAAGTACCTTAAAATGCAAATTAAAACTACAAATAACCAAATAAACTCAAAATCCTACTAATGAATATATTTGACCATATTAAAAATATTACAACTAATAAGGGTGCTTATTTAGGAGATGAAGGTTGGAACAACTGGATGATCAACCGTTTCTTAAGTATGGATCCTGATTATTGTGAGGTAGTTAATATTGTTCAAAAGAATACTTGGCAAATGAAAGGTGAGTACTTATACAACCTGTATAAGGATCTTATACCTAAGCAATACAAGTATTTAAAATATATTAAATCTACTAAGAAACATGAGTATGATTTAGATCAAGTAGAGGCAGTAGTTACTTACTTTGAGGTAAGTAAAAAGGAAGCTAAACAGTATATTGATATGCTTTCTAAAGATGAATTAAATAATATAACAGCACAAATTAATGGAAAATAAACTAGATTCAGTTGTTACGTCAATTATAGAACAATTTACTAAACGCGCTCAATTTGGTAAGGCAAAGTACGGTGTTGACCTTGATCGTACCGATTTACCATTAATCGAATGGATTGAGCATGCTAAACAAGAACATATGGATGCTATTCTGTATTTAGAAAAAATTAAACAAATAGCAAGTGCCGAAAAAATTATCTGAGGTAGAACTTAAAGTAAAAAACTACCAACCACAAACAATGAACTACGCCTATCAGCGTAGTATCTCTTACTCCCAATATGCTATGTGGGCTAAGTGTCCTTATCAATGGTATCTTACTTATGTAGAAAAGAAACAACCATACCAAGCTAGTATTCATACTGTGTTTGGAACAGCAATGCATGAAACAATGCAGGATTATATTACAGTAATGTATAATGAAAGCGGAGCTAATGCTGATAAAATGGATTTATTATCTCTATTTCAAACTAAATTTTCAGAAATATACGCTAAGGAATATAAAGCAGCAGGCGCTCATTTTACTACACCACAAGAAATGGGTGAATTTTATGAGGATGCCGTTGCAATACTTAACTTTGTTAAAAAGAATAGAAATAAATTATTTACTATTCGTAAAGTAAAGTTGTTAGGCATAGAAATTCCCTTACTTTTAAATGTAGCCAATAATGTATTTTTAAAAGGCTATATTGACTTTGTATTGTATGATACTGAATTAGATAAAATTTACATATATGATATCAAAACTTCAACCAGAGGATGGAATGACACCGAAAAGAAAGACGATAGTAAAATTGCTCAAATCTTACTATACAAGGAGTACTTTTCAAAACAATTTGAAGTCGATGTTGAAAAAATCGAAGTCGAATACTTCATCGTTAAACGAAAACTCTACGAGCAATCCGAATATAGTATCCCCAGAACGCAACACTTCAAACCAGCAAGTGGGAAAAATAAGCGTAAACAAGCCGTAGAAAATCTTAATAACTTTATTAAAGATTGCTTTGATGAGAGTGGCAAACCGCAAGTAAAGTCGTATATTAAGAATGTAGGTGAAAGCAGTTGCAAATGGTGTCCTTATAAAGACAAACCAGAACTTTGCGATAAAGTTGCGGTTTCTGCTTAAGCGTATATATTTATATCAAAATATAATATTATGGCAAAAGCAAACATGCAATTAACAAGCGTAAAAATCCCCGAGGATTTGTTTGAGCAGTTCAAAATCGCCTGTGTTAGATATA